CGGCATATGATGTTGCAGTTGCGTCCTTTGCTAATGCTAATGCTACATTAATTATAGCAAGTGCGGCATATGATCAAGCTAATGCAGCTAATTCTTATGCCTTTGCTGGTATAGTTCAGGCCAATACAGCAAGAGACCATGCTAACTCGGCATTTACAAAAGCGAACGAAGCATTTACTATAGCAAATTCACAACTTGCTTTTAAAACAGTAGTTGCTAATGGATATACAATAGAAGCCTCTAGTAATGGCGATACAATAACAGTATTTGCTGGAGAAAATATTAATATACAAGCCAATACAGAAAATTCAAGTCTAACAATTTCTTCTACAGGCGGAAGTGGGTCTGGCATTTCAACAGGTAAAGCAATCGCAATGGCAATGATATTTGGCTAAGAAAGGATTTATAAATGGCTGCACCTAATATAGTAGGCGTAACAACAATCACCGGTAAGACTGCGGTACAAGCAGTTAGTACAATAGCGACAGAAATTGTAACAAATTCTGCTGCTAGTAATACAGTATTTAAAATAAACAGTCTTGTAGTTTCAAATGTCGATGGTACAAATTCCGCTGATATTACTGTTGATTTGTTCAGGAGTTCTGTTGCTTACGAAGTTGCAAGTACTATCACTGTACCAGCAGACGCATCTCTAGTTGTGATATCAAAAGAAACCGCAATCTATCTTGAAGAAGGCGATAGTCTAAGATGTACAGCTTCAGCCAACAGCGACTTAGAAGCAATTTGTAGTTATGAGGAAATTTCGTAAACTATGCCTTTAGAGAGTGTATATCTTAATGGTGGGTTTATAGGAACTACCACATCATATCAACTTGCACAAGCTGGTATCACCCAAACTATAACATATGTTGGCTCCGCATCTAGCGATAACAGCACTACCATTGATTTGACCGGTATTTCTATGCAACCGGGAGATATTGTGTTAGTCATTTCTGGCGATGATTCTGGTACACCTGGAACTGCTACTGGGTATACATCACTCGCTTCTATTTCGTCTACTGGTGACGTAAACGTAATGTATAAGATAATGCCGGACCCTGTTGATACTTCTGTGACTGGATTGACTGCTGGTGGTTCTGATTCTGGCCATCTGGCAGTCGTGTTTCGTGGAGTAGACCAAACAACACCTATTGATGCTACTACGACAACTGCAACAAATACGGCTGGTGATCCAGACCCAGGAGCAGTCACAACAGCAACAGATGGCGCAATGGTTGTTGCTTTCGCATTTCTGGATGATGACCTTATCTCTACACCAACTGCACCTTCAGGATATACTCTTGCAGATTTCAACACTTTTGGTAGTTCTGGGGCTGGTGGTTCTGTCATGGCTGTATATAAAATAGAAGCATCAGCAGGTCCAGAAAATCCTGGAACTATTGTGACAAATGGTGATGATTGGTGGTGGACTCTTACAGTTCCTTTGAGGCCTGGAACAATAACAATACCTTCTAATGATGGTAACTTCAATCTCAACGCTGTGTTGGAAACTTTAGCTCCACCAAATATTGTAACAAGTGGATTGGTGTTAGCATTAGACGCAGGTGATCCTAGAAGTTATCCTGGGACTGGTACTACATGGTTTGATACGAGTGGGAATGGTAATAATGGTACTATTCAATCAGGAGTTTCATATAATACAAAATATTTCACATTTGATGGTACTACTAATGGTTATGTTTCTTTACCACTATTATCGTCTTCTACAACAAACATAACTATGTTAGCTTTAGTAAATATGCCTGCAAGCGATGGCGGCGCTATCTTTTATAACGGCAGCAACGGCGGCTATGGTATAGGTGTAGGTTCGTCTACTTTTGATAATAGTGGCAATGATGCAATAGGTTTATTTCAGTTTGTAAGATGGATTGATTCCAACATAACATGGGGAACTGGATGGATGATGGTAGGTCTTAGTTTGAATGGATCGTCAGTACCATCATTTATAAAAAACGATAGCGTTATAGGTACATTCTCTGGCACTGCTCCCAATACTCCTGTAACAAATGCGGCTCTTGGTGTTGATGTTCCTGGAGGAGGTAGAAATTTTGCAGGAGATATCGCATGGGCTGCGTTTTATAGTCGAGAATTATCTATTTCTGAAATCGAGCAAAACTATAATGCTATAAAAGGAAGGTTTGGGTTGTAATGAGTGGTGGATTAATAGGTAAACCAAATATTCCAACAATATTATCTGCCAGTGGCGTCTGGGGGCTTCGTGAACAGTTGCGAGCCAAGAGAGATAGTATTTGGCCAATTAATATTGTAACAGATGGATTAGTGTTTTGGTTAGATGCAGCAAACCCTAATAGTTATCCTGGTACTGGTACTACTTGGTATGATATTAGTGGTAATGGGAATAATTGCACTATAGATGCTTCTGGATTTACTTATAATGCATCTGGTTATTTTTCCATGGCAGATGGAGGAATAACCAAATCAGGTACAATGAATACTTCAACAACCTGCACATGTGTATTTTGGATGAGAACTACAGATGTTCAATCTTTATTTTGGGGTTCTACAGTATCAAATTCATATTTTTTGGGAGCATATAGAGTTGGAAATAAGTTTTATAATAATCTTTGTGGTTCTCCTACATTTTTTATGGATACTGTATCAAAAGCAAATATCTATGATAATATAAGAGATAATCAGTGGCATATGATAGAATTTAAGTCAGTTGATTTTAGTGCATGGACGGACTATACTTTTAGTAAGTATTTAGACTATACTTTTGGTGATGGTGCAATTGCATACCTATCAATATACAATAGAAATCTAACCGAAGAAGAAAGTATACAAAACTATAATGCTATAAAAGGAAGGTTTGGGCTGTAATGGGCAGAAGTAGATTTGGTAAATTTAGAATTGGTAGAAAAAGATATCTTGATAACTGGGATATTCTCAAGTCAGAAGATGTTTCTGCACTCAATACGAGAAATTATGTAACACTTTAAGGAACAACCAATGAAACTATATTCATACAAAGGATCATATCCACAAACATTACCATTCAGAATTAGATTGTCTGATGGTAGAACTAGAACTGATCCAACTTCATTCACAGCAGAAGAAATTGCTGATGCCGGTTATACACCAGTTGCAGATAAACCAACTTACGATGAGAACTTGCAATTTCTTAATTGGAACTCTACTAATTTGTCTTGGGTTATAATCGATAAGACTACTGAACAGATTGAAAGCGAGTTGAATCAATACAAGCAATCCAAAATTAATCTTATTAATGAATTGAGAACTCTTGAGAGAAACAAAAAGAAGTATTTTCAACCACTGGATACTTATTTTGATGCGGATGAAACTTCACTGACAAATATTCAGGCTGCCTTTAGTATGGCTTTTGCCGCTCAAGTAACTAGCACACCTTTTTCCGTCAATTTTACTGATGCATATAATGTAGTCCAAACTCTAGACGCTAACAATACTATTCTTTTAGGTCAAAGCGTTTTCTCTGAAATAGATCAAATTTATACGGTAGCTCGCTCAGTAAAAGATGATATACTTGTGGCCACCGACAAAACAGAAGTTGATGCTATCTATAACTCATACATTGATATTATCAACCCACCTTCCGTTGAAGATGATATTATCAACCCACCTTCCGTTGAAGATGATATTATTCCATGATAAAAAATTATTTGTTTAATATATTGATTTCTATAGATCAACTCGGTAACACTATTTTAGGTGGTGATCCCGATGAGACTCTTTCTTCTAGAATGGGTAAAAGAATAAATACTTGTGTGTTCTGTAGATTTTTTTGTTGGGTAGCTGATAAAATAGATCCAAATCACTGTGTTAAATCATTAGAACACGACGAGGGAATATAAGAGTGGTAAAAAGAAATATTCTATAAGACCGCTCTTCTCTCTCATTCCTTCTCAACCGATAGCAATGACCTCTATATTATAATTTACATAAATACTTTATAAAAGAGGGTATATAAATGGCTGTTCCTAATAGTAGAGAAAGACTTAAAGATTGGTGCTTAAGGCAATTAGGATTTCCTGTGATTGACATCAATGTTGATGATGATCAGGTAGAAGATCGAATTGACGAAGCTCTTCAATATTTTCAAGATTTTCATTTTGATGGTGTCGAAAAGTGGTATACCAAGCATCAAGTGACGGCCGAAAATGTCACCGATGAATATATACCTATCACTGAAAACATCATAGGCGTAACCAGAATATTTCCAGTCTCGTCTTCTAATGCATCCGTAAACATGTTCGATTTAAGGTATCAGCTAAGATTACATGAGTTATATGATTTCACTTCAACTTCTTATGTGAATTATGTCCTAACTCAACAGCATATTAGAACTTTGGACTTACTGTTTTCAGGTGAGCAACCAATAAGATTTAACAGACACACAGACAAGCTTTATATCGACTGGGATTGGTCCAATGACATTCAAGCCGGAGAGTATATCATAATTGAGGGATATCTTATAGTTGATCCCGAGTCCTATACAGATGTTTATAATGATAGGATGCTGAAGAAGTTGACAACTGCTTATATTAAAAAGCAATGGGGTGCAAACCTCAAGAAATATGGTGGAATGCAATTGCCTGGTGGCATTCAAATGAACGGTCAACAAATATTTGATGAGTCTGTCCAAGAAATTGCAATACTTGAACTAGAAATAAGAAATACTTATGAATCGCCTCCACAATTTATTATGGGATAAAATCTATAGTAGATAGATAAAAAGGATAATGAGATAATAATATATGTCCACAAATAGCTATTTTAACAATTTTTCCGCTTCAGTTATAAATGAACAAAGGTTATTAGAGGACCTGATAGTAGAGTCTATACAAATTTATGGTGCAGATGTGAAATATATGCCTAGAGAAACTTACGATTCTCTCGATTCTCTTTATGGAGAAGACCCTGAATCAAAGTTTACTAGAGCATATAATGTAGAAATGTATCTGGCTAACGTTGAAGGCTATGAAGGCGATGGAGATTTCTTTTCCAAATTTGGTCTTGAGATTAGAGACACCTCAAACTTTGTCGTATCTCGCAGAGCATTTGAAAGATATATTCCTAGTACAATAGCGAGAAGACCAAGAGAAGGTGACCTTATTTTTGTTCCTGTATTGAATAAAATATTTGAAATAAAATTCGTCGAAGAAGAACTTATGTTTTTCTCTCTAGGAAAAAGAACACCTTACATGTATGAATTGCGCTGTGAAGTATTCCGTTATAGTCAAGAAGACTTCGCTACTGGTGATGAAGAAATTGATATACTCGAAAGATCGTTTGCATATACAATAGAACTGACACTCGGAAACGGTGCGAATAACTATATCGCCGGTGAAACAGTATATCAAGGAGCAAATCTTGAAAGTTCAACTGTGTCGGCCGAAGTGAAAGATTGGAATCCAATGACAAAGAAACTTCAAGTTATTAATATCGACGGCGCATTCACTAATAGTACTAGTATAAAGGGTGAACAATCCAACGCCTCTTATAATCTTGTCAGTTCAGACGGAACAACAGACTTCGTTGATTCTGATGAATTCGATAACAAAATTCTACAAACAGAAGCGGATGAATTTATTGATATATCAGAATCCAATCCGTTTGGAGCACCATAATGCTTTCTGATTCATATTTCTATTTTAATTTAACAAGAAAATATATTGTATTATTTGGCAATCTTTTCAACAATATTACATTGAAGAGGATTAATAAGACTACAGGCGAAGAGATTGAAAGAATTAAAATTCCTATCATGTATGCTCCAAAGGAAAAATATTTTTCAAGATTGAGAGCCGACCCTGACCTTGAAAGAAATATGCAAGTCATTTTACCTAGAATGTCTTTTGAAATGACAAGCATTTCTTATGATGCAACAAGAAAACAAAATTCTCTTTTAAGAACCGCCAAAGCAAATACTTCTACAAGAGTAGCATCACAGTATATGGGAGTGCCATACGATCTCAACTTCGAATTAAGTTTATATGCTAGAAATGTCGATGATGGTACACATATCGTTGAACAGATATTACCTTATTTTAATCCTGATTATACTGTTACCATAGATAGTATACCACAAGTAGGGTTTCTGAAAGATGTTCCTGTAATACTAAATGGTGTAATAAACACAATTGAACATGAGGGCAACTTTGATGCAGTTCGGTATGTTACATGGACCATGAGCTTTACCATGAAAGCTTATTATTATGGTCCTGTAAGCACACCAAAAATCATTCGCAAAGTTATTGCTAATATAAACAATGATCCTACTTTACAGGCAGGTAATATAATTCGTATTAATACAGCATCAGGAAATAGTGGTGATTATAAAATTGATGATATAGTATATCAGGGAAATGATTATCAAACAGCCACAGCATATGCGACAGTTCTATCTTGGTCAAATACGACAGGAAAACTGGTTTTAGGAGGCTCTCAAGGCACTTTTAAAACAGATAACACAATTAAAGCAACATCAACAAATGCTTCTTATACACTACAAAGTTTTGATGCTACACCTCTCAAGCTTGCTACAATCACTATTGAACCAGATCCTATCACAGCCGAACCTGATGATGACTTTGGATATTCTACCACAATTGTCGAGTTTCCCGACACATTAACTTAGGTGAAAAATGAAAACAGATATAGCATTATCAGAAGCATTAAATATAGAAAACGAAGTTGAGATCATAGCTCCTGTGAAAAGTGAAGTTGTTGAAGAAACTTTAACAGACGATACGATAGATGATTATAATCTATCTCGAAAAACTTTCCGTGATCTAATCAATAAAGGTAATAGTGCCATAGAAGGCATTACGGATTTAGCTAGAGAAAGTGAAAGTCCTAGAGCATATGAAGTGCTTGCTACTCTAATGAAGACTGTATCGGAAACAACAAAAGACCTTTATGATCTACAAAAGAAAACAAAAGAGTTAAAAGAAAACAAAAATCGACCTCAAGACGATCAAAGAATAAATGTTGAAAAGGCCGTCTTTGTTGGATCAACAGCCGAACTACTCAAGAGAGTTAAGAGCAATGAAAACGTTTAAGCAATATAATGATTAAGGGTTACCAAGGAAATCCAAATCTTCCGCGCGAAGACTTTATACACTCTTTTACACAAACAGAGATTGATGAGTATCTTAAGTGTGTAAATGATCCTGTATATTTTTCCACCACTTATATGAAAATTGTTAACGTTGATCGTGGTCTAATGCCTTTTGAAATGTGGGACTTTCAAAAAGACATGATGAAAACATTTCATGATAACAGATTCTCTATCTGCAAGCTTCCAAGACAGGTTGGTAAAACTACTACAGCAGTTGCTTATCTTCTTCATTATATACTATTTAATGAAAGTGTAAATATAGCAATTCTAGCTAACAAAGCCGGAACAGCTAGAGAAATCATGAGTCGAATCCAGCTTGCTTTTGAATATCTACCTCGTTTCCTACAGCAAGGTGTTAAAGAATGGAATAAAGGATCACTTGAACTAGCAAACGGATCAAGAGCAATTGCAGATTCTACTTCAGGATCATCAGTTCGCGGTAGAACTTTTAATGTTATTTTTCTTGATGAATTTGCGTTCGTCCCTAATAATATCGCAGAAGCTTTCTTTGCTTCAACTTATCCTACAATTTCTTCTGGTAAGACAACAAAAGTTATTATAGTTTCAACTCCAAATGGATTAAATCTATTCTATAAAATGTGGATGGATGCAACTGAAAAAAGAAGTCTGTATATACCCATAGAAATACACTGGTCGATGGTACCAGGTCGTGATGAAAAGTGGAAAGAAGAAACTATAAGGAATACTAGTGAAGACCAGTTTAGGCAAGAGTTTGAAACGGAATTTATCGGCTCAACGAACACTCTTATACATCCTGCAAAATTAAGAACGCTAACATTTAAAAGACCTTTATCTACTATTGATTTTCATGATGTCTATGAAGAACCACAAAAAGGTCATACTTATACTATAACAGTTGATGTTTCCGAAGGACAAGGTAAAGATTACTCGACATTTTCTATATTTGATGTTAGCCAATTACCATATGTTCAAGTGGCCAAATACAGAAACAATATGATGTCACCATTACTATTTCCTACAATAATATATCAAGCAGCAAGAAAATATAATGATGCTTTTATTCTTGTAGAAATTAACAGCATAGGTCTACAAGTCGCTGATATACTTCATCATGAATTTGCTTACGATAATCTAATCAAGATCGAAACAAAGGGTAAACAGGGTCAGCAATTTACAGGTGGATTTAAAAAGAAACTGGCCTTTGGTATTAGAACGACTGTTCAAACAAAGAAAATTGGTTGTGCTAATCTAAAAACACTCATTGAGTCCGACAAACTAATCATAAATGATGCTGAAACTATCATGGAATTAACTACTTTTTCCAGTATACGTAATTCATTTGCCGCCGAAGAAGGCAACAACGACGATCTGGTCATGAATCTGGTTCATTTTGGTTGGCTGACAGCGCAAAAATTCTTTAGAGAATCGGTAAATTCTGACATTCGTAAATCATTACAAGAAGAACAATTACATCTAATGGACAGAGATATCGTTCCATTTGGTATCATTGATGACGGTCTTAACAATAATAATTTTGATGTAGATAAAGACGGTAATGTTTGGATAGAAGATAGAAACAAATTTTATCCTTTTGATAGTTATGCTTCTCTATTTGGTAAGTTGTAAAACTTCAATATTATAAATATCTTGAGGATTAAAAAAACTATTTCTTTAAAGGAGAAAAAATATGGCGTTTCAACTCTCTCCAGGCGTAAATGTATCAGAAATCGATCTAACAACTATAGTTCCATCTGTTGGTACTACAGAAGCAGCAATGGTAGGATCATTTCAATGGGGTCCTATCAATGATATCAGAAGTATTACTAGCGAGATCGAGCTAGTTGATGTTTTCGGTAAACCAGATAGCAATACATTTACAGATTTCTTTTCAGCGGCCAACTTTCTATCTTATGGTAGAAATCTCAAGGTTGTAAGAGCAGGTGGTGGCACTGATCTACTAAATGCGGTTTCTGCTAATAGCGGCATTTCAATCGAGAATGAAACCGACTATACAGAGAATCATAGTTCAGGAACATCAACTAATGGAGCCTGGGCAGCTAAATGGCCTGGTGACATTGGAAACTCACTTAAGGTTTCTCTTTACGCCGGAACAAACACCGCCAACTTCTCTTCTTGGACATATGGTAGCTTTTTTGATGGTGCACCAGGAACTTCAACTTATGCTGCAAATAGAGGTGCCAGCGGCGACGAGCTTCATATTGCAGTAGTTGATGAAGACGGACTTATTTCAGGAACATCCAATACAGTTCTAGAAAGATTTGCATTTGTCTCAAAGGCTTCGGATGCAAGAAAGGAAGATGGTTCTTCAAATTATTATAAGGATGTTATCAACAACACATCAAAGTATCTTTGGTGGCTATCTCATCCTTCTATCGGTGTTGCCAATACAGAAAATTGGGGTGCAGCAGCCGCAAACGGCGTTGTCTATGGAGACACTGCAAACGTAGTATTTGTTAACTCTCTCGCCAACGGCGCATATAATGTTTCTTCTTCAGGCGAAATTACAACAGCATATGATAAGTTCAAGAATGCCGATGAAGTTGATGTCTCTCTCATAATAACTTCGGCTCATGGCGACACTGTAGTTGATTATGTTGTCGATAATATTGTCGAATTTAGGAAAGATTGTATAGCTTTCGTTTCTCCCGATAAGGACGATGTTGTTGGAAATGCTGGGTCAGAAACATCATCTGTAACAGGAACAAGAGACGGTTTTACATCTTCTTCATATGCTTTTATGGATTCTGGATGGAAGTATCAGTTCGATAAGTATAATAATACCTATCGCTGGGTACCACTAAATGCTGATATCGCAGGTCTTTGCGTTAGAACAGATTTCGAAAGAGATCCTTGGTTCTCACCAGCAGGCTTCAATAGAGGCATCATCAGAAACGTCGTTAAGCTTGCTTGGAATCCAAATAAGACTCAGAGAGACGAACTTTATAAGAAGGGTGTTAACCCAGTCGTAACATTCCCAGGCGAAGGCACAATACTATATGGTGATAAGACCATGTTAGCTAAGCCTAGTGCTTTTGATCGTATCAATGTACGCAGACTCTTTATTGTACTCGAAAAGGCAATTGCAAGAGCCGCCAAGTTTTCACTCTTTGAATTTAACGACGCCTTTACTAGATCACAATTCGTTTCTCTTGTCGAGCCTTATCTAAGGGACGTTCAAGGTCGCCGAGGTATCTTTGATTTCCGAGTTGTCTGTGACGAAACCAACAATACTCCAGAAGTTATCGATAGAAACGAGTTTGTCGGCGATATCTATATCAAGCCAGCAAGAAGTATCAACTTTATCCAGTTGAATTTCGTGGCTGTAAGAACTGGAGTTAGCTTTGACGAAATCGTAGGACAGTTCTAGATCGTATAGCAATACTGTAATAGGAAATTTAAAATTGTGTCACATAAATAAAATAAGAGTAAGAACCATTCTAAGGAGTAAATAAAAAATGGCTTTTAATATTCAATCTTTTCGCTCCGCTATGGCGTTGGATGGTGCGCGTCCAAATCTATTTGAAGTTGCTATGACCTTTCCTCAGATTGCTACAGCCGGTGTTCCTGCTTCTGCTAGAGTAGGATCAGATGGTCTAGGAACAGCAGAGCAATTTAGATTTTTCTGCCGAGCCGCACAGCTACCAGGAACAACTGTCAATGCTATTCCAGTAAACTACTTTGGTCGAGAACTAAAGTTTGCTGGTAATAGAATTTTCCCAGAATGGACCGTTACACTTCTCAATGATGAAGATTTTCGTATTCGCAATGCATTTGAGCTTTGGCTAAACGGTCTAAATTCTCATCGAGGCAATCTTAGAAATCCAGCATTTGCTTCTCCAACATCATATACCACACAAGCAACTGTTACTCAATTTGCAAAGACAGGTGAAGCTCTCAAGTCATACACATTCGTCGGTATGTTTCCGATTGATGTGTCTCCTATTGAAGTTGATTGGGCGGCTAACGATACAATTGAAGAGTACGCTGTCACATTTGCTTACCAGTGGTGGGAATCACTACCTAGCGATACTGGCGTTACTGGCGGTTCACCTCCAATTCGTAACGTTCCTGTACTATAATATTATTTGATATGTTTAATAGAGGGAAGATTTTTTCTTCCCTCAAAAATCTGGAGAAATAAATGGCGATATCGCTTTTTGGGTTCGAGATATCAAAAAAGAAATCTCAACAAGTAGAAGAAGTAAATAAAACATTTGCTCTTCCTCAAAATGATGACGGTGCGGTAACAGTACAAACCGGCGCATATTATGGTACATATGTCGATCTTGACGGTGTAGTAAGAAATGAAATAGAACTTATTACACGCTATCGTGAAATGTCAATGCAACCTGAACTTGAAACTGCCATCGATGAAATCGTCAACGAAGCTATTGTTACCGAAGATAATGGGAAGTCCGTAGAATTGAATATGGACGAACTAAAACAGCCAGAAAATATCAAGAAAAAGATTATCGAAGAATTGGAAAACATTCTAAGAATGTTAAATTTCGGTAATATGGGTCATGATATTTTCAGAAGGTGGTATATCGACGGTAGATTATTTTACCATATTATCATTGATGAAAAGTCACCAGCAAAAGGTATTCAAGAACTTCGATATATCGATCCTCGTAGAATTCGTAAGATTCGTGAGATTCAAAAAACTAAAGACCCCAAGTCTGGTATTGATATTATCAAACAAGTGCAAGAATATTATCTCTACAACGAAAGAGGTATTATTGGTGCACACTCCAATCTAGGAACAAAGATTGCGACCGATTCAATCGTCAATGTTAATTCTGGTTTAATGGATTCAAAGAGAGCCCTTGTTCTATCATATCTTCATAAAGCAATTAAACCTCTAAATCAACTTCGAATGGTTGAGGATGCAACAGTTATCTATAGACTAGCTCGCGCACCTGAAAGAAGAATCTTTTATGTAGATGTGGGAAACATGCCCACAATCAAGGCCGAAGAATATCTTCGCGATATTATGGTCAAGTACAGAAACAAGCTTGTGTATGATTCTACCACAGGCGAAATTCGCGATGATAGACGGCACATGTCGATGCTTGAAGATTTCTGGTTACCACGACGCGAAGGTTCAAAGGGAACAGAAATAACTACTCTTCCAGGCGGTCAAAATTTAGGCGAAATGGAAGATGTTAAATATTTCGAAAAGAAACTCTATAAGTCGCTAGGTGTTCCTCTAGGTCGTTTAGAAGCACAACAAGGATTTTCTCTAGGAAGAACCACAGAAATTACTAGAGAAGAGATTAAATTTACTAAATTTGTCTCCAGACTAAGAAATAAGTTTTCTACACTATTTGATGATCTTCTAAGGGTTCAACTCGTACTAAAAAAGATTTGTTCAGAAGAAGAGTGGGATAGATTTAAAGAAGATATATACTATGATTTTATCAAAGATAATAACTTCGAAGAGCTTAAAGAGTCGGAACTTTTAACAAATAGAATATCACTTTTAAGTAGCGCAGAACCATTTGTTGGAAAATATTATTCTAGACAATGGGTAAAAAAGAATATTCTACATCTGTCAGATGAAGATATTATGGAAATTGATGAACAAATTGCCGAAGAAATGGAAATATTAACACAAGCAGGTGAAGTAGAGGGAATGCCTTCGGCTGATATACAACCACAAATGGCACAACCAAATGTTCCGTTCAAATCAGAAGCTCCTTTTACAGCCAATCAAAATCAAGATGAATTTGGAGCAGGTATTCAAGAACAACCTGCAATGCCTTCAAAGTTCGAAATTCGTCCAGGTGAAATAGAGTTTATTCAATGAAGAGATTTGATGAATTCATTTCTGAAGATTTAAATTTAGCTTTGACAGAGCCCACATCACAGGCCTCGGAACAAGCGAAACAATTAGGATTAATATATGTTGGTTTCGGTAGATATGAAAATCCAACAACACGACAAATAACACATGTGGTTAAAAATGATAGATTAATTCCATTTTCTAGAGCAATAAAAACTAATTCATATAAAGTACAATCTCAAAATGAGATCGGAAGTTTTACAGATACACTTAAACCTCAAGAAGAAGAACTGCACGATGCTCTTGTAGAGTATTATGATCCTACAATATTTAATGATGAAGAATAGATACAATCAAAGCTTACACTGAAAGTGCTTTCATAGACATTAATGATAAATTAAATCAATTACCTACTTTGTTACCAGCCAAAGATATTCAACCAGATTATGATGGCGATGAATTACCAATGATGATAGAAACTCTTGATAATGCTATAAATAAATTTAAGACACCAGGAGAATTTATAGTCTACACATCACTTTCAGGAGATTATAATATTGATGAATTTTCTGCTGGTCAGACTTTTCAATTCAAGGGTTTTAGATCGACTACAATCAATTCAGACATTGCTCTTAATTATAATTCTAGACCCGACATGAATAATAAGAAAACTAGTTTGCTATTACAGATTAAAGTAACCAAAGGATCCAAAGGTGTATATGTAGATGACATATCTTCAACACCAGGCGAAAATGAATTTCTTTTGCCAAGAGGTAGTAAGGTAAAAATTCTTGGTGGACCAAATAAAATGTTTGCTACAAATGATAAAACAGGTCCCGCAGGACATGAAATATACTATTTAGATTGTGAACTATTGAAACAGAAATGATATTTATTATTTTATAAATAGTAGAAATACACGGAGAATTTCTATGGACAAAAATATTATTCATAAGGCACTTGATAATATTCTAGAAAATAATCTAGACGAAATGAGAAAGAATTTTCAAACTGCAATTACAAGCAAGGCGGTAGAAAAGCTTGAAGAACGCAAGATGGAAATAGCACAGAATTATTTTGCGGAAAAGAAGAGCTAATAAAATGAAATCTATCAAACAAATTCGCGAATCTCTAGAAGTAATATCGGAAGAAACCGATAATATGGGTGTTAAAAAACTGACAACTCTTGTTAGAGCGGGTCTGTTTGATCCTAATAAACTTATGCTACTTCGTCGAGCATTGAATAAAGAAAACGTCAAGATGACAAAGGCCGAAAGAGAAACTTTACTAGAGCTTCTTGATCGTCTATTAAACCTAATAACATCAAAGCGCGACATTTTCATGAAAGTTAAACAAAATGTCAGCGAAGAACTAGTGACAGAAGATTATGAATTTTCTATGGCTAGATCAGAGTTAAAGACAATCATCAAAGACGCACAAACTCTGATACAAAAACTTTCAGGTGAGGGTGAATTAGAAGCTTGGATGCAGTCTAAAATTACTAAGGCCGCCGATTATATTGGTGCTGTAACCGATAATATAGAAAGCGGCGAATCTGAAATTGAGACAGATATTGATGAAGAGTATGAAGATATTCCATTGGAAGAAGCAAAAACAAAAATCGCTATCGATATTAATCAAATGCCACCTCTCATTGTTATGAAGAGACGCGCCATCAGAGTTTTTCCAGATGGTCAAAAGGTTGCTCTATATTGGGCAGATAGAATCAACAAATTCATTTCGGTTCCATTCGAATCTATTGGTATCAGTGAAGCTGTTGAATACGATGAAGATGAGGATGAAGAAGATAAAAAGAAAAGAAATGTTTATCGTAGAAAAAATAACTCTCCTCGATTTACAAGTAGCCCAGAAACATTTATGAGAGCCGCTAAACAAACTAGTATAGTTGATGATCCGGCGCAAAAATTAGGTTTCTTAGCTGGTGCCGGCATAAGATATTTGGGTAGAGGTATAGGTAGAAAAATAAGCGGTGCCATTAAAAATGCTAGAACTAAAGCAAAAATTTCGAATAAAACTGAGCCTACAATAAAGATGAATAAACCTTCTTCTAGAAGAAGACCTGGTTCAAGACT